ACTGGAACATAACGACCACTTATCTCATTCCAAGCATGGTCTTTCGTTGAAGATGATGATGTAGTTTCAATTCCTACTACGTGTTTATACCATTGTCGCATAACGAACTCTGGTGCCTTGATAATCAGCATAACGTGTTGGTGTCTGAATGGACTAAAATGTTTATTTTTGATTAAGAACTTGGATAGTTTCCTATCTTTCTCTGTAAATTCATCACTACGACCACCAAATGAAACTCTGGCCGCATTTACAGGTGTTAGATCATCTCCGAGACTATCAACGACTTCAATATAACCTTTATCTAATACATTGACTTTCATATTACTATAACCTTTACAATATATATGCTAATACATTTTCAAAATTAAATATTTTTTAACCAAATTTTAACCTCTTACTAAGTCTTTTTAATGTTTTCTCTTTTACATCTAAATCAAAACCTTCCCAAAATTGTAATGTATTTAAACCTTTACCAAAATTTTCATCAGATAAAACTTTACCATAAAATGAAATTGAAGTACTATTTGCTAACTGTACTTCATCCATAGTTCCAACCAACTGCCAAATTAACTCAATTCCAACATAAAACCCACGATTTCTTAACCTCTTAAATTCAGCAGCTTTAACTTCAATATATGGAGATCCTTTATCATTAGATTTCCTAAGAAAATATCTTTTAGCACTTCCATTAGAATAATCTTCATCGGTAGGAGCAAAAGTATATGGTGTAGCAAACTTAGTTTGAGATGTCTCACCTATTTTTGCTTGTTTATATTTAGCAAATAAAGAAAAATTCTTAGTTCTAATTATCAATTTAGATTTAAACTTATCAGTTTCCTCTCCTGTAAGATATGCTTCCATACTACCTACCATTGGATGAAGTAAGTATCTAATATGATAAGGAATTTCAGGATCAACAAATTTTCCATCTTGATATTTAAATTCATTTTTTTTAGTAATACCTGCAGAAGTAACAACTCTTCTTGTATTTTCAAATATTTCGTTTGGTAGTGCCATTTTTTATCACCTTTTATTTATAGTTTAATATTCTATGTTTCAGCTGCCTTTTCTTCTTCTTTTTCTGGGGCCCAAAGTTTTCTAATTTCATCCCGAGCAGGATAAATCGTCTCCAGATTCTTAATCATGATATCTTCACCTTATACCGTAAATCATATGGGAATCCAAATTTATTTTGTGTTCGATAGTTCTTAGTTCATACCAACCACCATATATTTCTGCTGCTATCCAACATGGGCCTCCAGAATCCATAAAATCATCGCTCAACCCTTTATTTTTCTTTTTCTCCTTCTTATCATCAAAGCTTTCTGCTAAAGCCTTTCTTTGTATAGCATTCATTTTATCCATTCCTCCCGTACCAAATCCACCCTGACCCATATTGGAAGTAGTATGAGATGTTATTTGTTATCAATATGCATCCTTTGCTTCGGGGCACCCTGGATACGGCCTGGCTCTGGGGCTGTATATGCATTTGTCTTCACTGCTCCCCTTTTTAGAAATGATGATACGGGAAGTTCTGAAATATTAACTCTCATTTGACCTGTTAAAGTAGTTTTCCATCCTGTATCTGAAAGTTCTTGGTTTATATCAACTACTTGAAATATAACCTTCCCCTCATAATTAGATGGTAGCATACTAACGTTAAATGCATTTCCTGGTACAATTCCACCTATACCTTGAATTTCGATTTCAAGTTCCATTTTCAACATAGGAGAAGATCCACCTATTCCAAAAATTGATGTTGCTCTATTAACTCCTATCAAATATTTCATTGCATCTACATATGCATGTGGAAACGTATTTTTTAATTTTCCTGTTTTTGGATCATACATAGTTACTATCATATCTTCTTTTAATATCTGTTTTTGTTTTTGCTTCGAATCTCCAGTTTTTGTCGGAACTAGTTTTTGAGATTCAGCTATATATGGAATATCCGATATTTTTATATCATCAGTTTTATACGCGGCCGTATATCCTTGATTATAATTAACTAACCTATTATTATACTGTCCAATATCAACAAACAAGTTGTCTGATAGTTTTTTATTATATCTTAACTCATGACTATTATTTGTCACTAATTGTAAATTTGTAACTAATGCTTCTCGTACAAATGTATTACTGTCTATTGGAAGATCTATTGTAGCTTGGTTCCCCGTGACACCTTTTGCACCAGCAACAAGACTTACATCAAATAGAAATCCATTACCTACCCCAAACTTTTCCCATCTACCATCTGAGTTTACTTTCAAATTATATGGAAATTGTGTACCAAATTTACCAAGTTTTCCGTTTTTCTTTTCCCATGCTCCAATGATATTCTTTTGTGTAGGATCTATAGTTGATTGAAGTGCAGATGAAGCTAAGAAATCAGCTGGATCTCCTCCCCCCTCTGGAGCATTAGATCCAGGAGATGCTACTCCACCATACATTGCTGTAACTGCTGCTCCCTCTGGAAGTTTAGCTGATAAAGTCTGACTTTTAACCATACTATTTCTTTCCCATGATGGAAAAATATAAACTTTACCATTCGGTAATATTTTATCATCCTTAAATTCTTTTGCACCATATTCCGTCACAAAACCAGTATCCTCATTTACTGTACCCCATACTGAAGGTTCTGTCAATAAATCTTTCACTTTTTCTTCTGTATAATTCCTATCAACAACCTTTACTCTTTCTCCATCTGTTGATAAATGTAAATCCCATATTCCAGTTGTACTATTTAATTTATTAAATAAAGATTGACAAGCTGCTTCTACTGAATCTACTCCTTCGAAACATTCTTTAAAAATATCAAGATGTATCAATAAATGTCTCATATACCCAGCTTCATCTATTGGTTCATACTTCTCTTCGAGTAAATGCGTATGATATTCACCAGGGTTAGCATTTAATGAAGGATGTTTATTACCCTTCCACTTATAAGCTCTAAACGGTGGAATATTAAATATAGTTCCAAACTTCCCATCTGTTAGAGAAGCAGTATATCCCCATGGGCTATCCTCGAACCATTCTCCCTGCCAATCACCTAAATGTAAAGGATATTGTCCAGGAATAATACATATTTCTGGATCAACAGTTATAAGTGATTTATGGTTAGATATTTTCGTTGGTTCATATCCTAACTCTTTTTCCCCTTTATAAATTAAATCAACACTTCTAAATTCTTGTACTAACTTATTATTACTATCAACCTTTCCGAGAAATCTAGTTAATATATTATCTTCAATCCAACCCCAAGACAACCAAGGTCCAACTTTATCATCTATATTCCAAGCTCCGAGATCCCAAGCAACAGCTTGAAAAAAACCATCTGTAACATTACCCTTTTTAAATTTTTCATGACTGCCTTGAACTCTTTCCTTATTAAATTGCCATTTCAAATAATTTTCTATTGTATCGTCGCTATGCACCCCATACTGCGTTCCTACCCCCCCGGTGATGGCGTATTCAGGACTTTTCTGGCCAGTTTTGACTGGGTCAGATTTAGTTCCTCTTGTATATTTATTTCCCAATTTTTGTGATCCAAATAGATACCCCTTAAGTGCATCCGAACTAATTGCCATAGTTTTACCAATATCATTAATAAATGTATCCATTTGTTCCATAAATTTATCAAACGTAACTTGTGAATAAGTTCCTTCTTCTTCATCATCTTCTTTACCCATTCCAGTACTATTTGTTGGTGAACCCATGACTTGATTTATAATATTAACTCCTCGTGATTTTAACTTAGTTGTACAATCAAATCCACCATCAGACCTTAAACTCCATTCAAAATTTGAAATAACACCGACCATAGCATCATAATTTCCACCATTTTCAAAAACTTTATCTTGTATCTCATCATGTAAACTTACCTTAGTAGTTCTACCTACCGATGCTTCAAGTATTTTACTATAATCCAACGGAATTGGCTTATCAGAACCACCAAGTCCTCCCCAACCCCATTCTAAAGTAACAAGTTTACCCATTTCTAAAAAGTGTGGTGTTAAACGCTCTAAATCTCTAAATGACCAACAAACCCACTCTATTGTAGCTTCTTTAGATGCTTTCATTTCACCAACATAATCAACAGAAATATTTTTTATACCTGGTATTGGCATACCCCCATGTGATGTATCAGGACCTTGTACGGACTCTTTATCAGTTATAGGAGCCATTAGATCTTCAGATTTCTGATTTCTCCCATAAACACCCTTAAAACCAGTATACATCTTGTTTTGATTTTCCCAAGTTGTAGAATCCTTTAACACTTCTTCTATATTCCAATCTTCCCTATACATTAATCCTGATTGTAATAGAACTGTATTATATCCACCAAGTGGATTATCTATCATCATAGGAGTCTCGTCTCCTGCATCAATTTGAAACTTATTCCATTCTTTAATTTTCTCAGGATCTCCTCCTTCAAAATAACGATTAGATTGTCCGAATTCAGGAAGTGTCATCCTTTTCTGTTGAAGCTTTTGTTTCCAAGCATTACTTACTAATTTTCTAGTATCAACAGGAGAAAAAACTCTAATCCAAGGTGATTTTGTAAAAGATTCTGCTAACAAATCTCTATTTTCTTTAGTACTATTAAGTGATTCTCCTTGACGAATTATTCGTGCCGCAGAACCCGATGCAGGACTTCTTTCCAATATAAACTCCCTTTTATGGAGTTCTTTTCTTATTTTTGGATGTATTTCTGATAAAAACATATATTTTCCTTAACCTTCCAGCACTTGAGTGCCCGTGTCATATGTCCCCGTTCTAACTGGCCTTCCAATGCTTCCATCAGGATTCCTGGCTCTGTTAGCATTCTTTATAGACTGTTTTTCCTGATCACCACCTGAAAGTGGATGATGTGATATATCTTCAAAATCTTTTATCTCTGCAGCTGCCCATATTTTATCAATCTTAGGAACAGGAGTTTTTGACAACTCAATTTCATGTGAAATATTAACTCTCATCTGTCCCTTTAATGTAGTATTCCAACCTGTATCTGAAATTTCATGATTTATTTCAGTCGCTTGAAATAAAACACCATCTAAATATTGTCTTGGTAAATTACTAATACTAAATACATTCCCTGGCGTAATACCCCCTATACCTTGAAGTTCAATATCTAATTCCATATCTAATAAAGGAGATGATCCACCTATTGCAAAAACTGAAGTTGACTTACTAATTCCTATAATATATTTCATTGTATCTAAATATTTATTTGGTGATTTATTTTTTAACTTTCCCTCATAATTATATATTACATCATAAGGGTCTTTATTAGACATATCTTTCTTTTGTGGGTCTGGAATAAGCTCCTTTTTTTCAGCTTCCTGATAAGCTTCTAAACTTTCTTCATATGGTTTTATATCACTTAAAGGCCCTTCTCCTTTACCTTTAGATCTTGCAATTATCTCTTTTAAATTCCAAGTTAACTCTGTTCGTAAAAATGATTCTGTATTTATAACTTCATTAACAAAAGCTTTTGGGTCTTCATTATCTTTCTGAGATAGATCAAAGTCAAATCCATAGTTCATCCCAAAGTGTTTCCATTTATCCTTATCTACACTCAAATTATATGGAAATTGTGTACCAAATTTACCAGATTTTCCACCTTCATTTTTCCATACTGAAGTAATGCCATTTTGAAGTCTATCTGGAGTTGAAAATATAGTAGTTGCTGCTAAAAAATCACTTGGATTTCCACCACCCATCGGAGCTTCAGCTCCAGGAACTGCAAGTCCTCCATACATCGCTGTAACTCCTGTCGAATCTGGAAATTTAGCAGTTAAATTACAACTTTTAGTCATACTATCTCTATTCCATGTTGGAAAAACAAAAAGTTTTCCAGTTACCTTACTATTATCATTTAAAGGGTTTTTACATTTGCTGATACATTTTTCTTCATTTAATAATTCCCACATTTTATTATCTGTATAATTCCTATCAACAACTTTTACTCCATCACCACCCTCTGTAGATAATTGTAAATCCCATATACCACTTGTACTATTTAACTTATTAAATAAAGCCATACATCCAGCTTCTACTGAATCTGCTCCTCCAAATGCCTCCTCAAAAGCATCTATATGTATCAACAAATTCCTCATATAACCAGCTTCATGTATTGGATCGCATTCCTTTGCAACAATATGATACTGCGTTACTGTTTCTGTTTGTGATGGGTGGGTAGTTCCACTCCATTGATAAGCTCTAAATGGAGCGGGAGTTATTGGAGTAATACCTTCATCCGTTAATTTTGATGTAAATACCATAGCAGCATTAAGTGCTGTTTGTCCCCGTCCAATAAGCTTTGAGAAAAATCCTCTATTCACAGTAGATTCACTCAGGGGATACTGGCCAGGAATAATACATATTTTTGGATCAGCAGTTATAAGTTGTTTATGATTAGATATTTTTGTCGGCTCCCATCCTAATAAATCTTCTCCCTTACGAATTGCATCAACACTTCTAAATTCTTGTATAAGAGTACCATGTATATCTACCTTTCCAAGAAATCTACTTAATACATTATCTTCAATCCAACCCCAAGATATCCAAGGTCCTACTTCTACATTATTTAAAAAACCCCAACTAGCTGGATATATCACACCTTCACTTATTTTCTTCCCTTCCATTTCCCCTTTTATAACATTCTCCCATGCTGTTTCGGTATAATCCTCATTTTCAATGTATTCTTTTATTTTTTTACTCGTAATTTCCATCTGTTCTCCAACGGCCATAACTTGTTTTTTCATTTGTCTTATAAAGTTACTAAAAGTAAGACCAGGAGGAACAGTTATTCCTTGAGACCTTACAAACTCAAAGTGTTCCCCAGCAAAACCCCCAGTCAAGTCATCAACGATGCTGCCAATATAAGGAGTGTTATCATCTTCTTCATATTTAATAAGACCTTCATCAAAAACATTAGCCGTTACTCCAAACATTGATAAAAAATCCTCTCCAACAGCTCCAGGAATACTTGTTAGTGTACCCTCGTGATCCCACTCCCATCCCGCCTCTTTAGATAATTTTACATCTATTCCAAGCTCTTGTTCTATCCTATCATCAAGCGTTAATGGGGGGGATCCCACAGCTGAACCTCCAATTACAGCATTAAGAACACCTACCCCACGAGATACTAATGTAGTTGTACAATCAAATCCACCATCAGACCTTAAACTCCATTCAAAATTTGAAATAACACCGACCATAGCATCATAATTTCCACCATTTTCAAAAACAGTTTCTTGAATATCATCATGTAAATTAGGTATATCTTTTCTCGTTGTAGCACTATTTAATATTCTGTTAAAATCAAGTGGAATTGGACTATTAGTACCACCAAGACCGCCCCAACCCCATTCTAAAGTAACAAGTTTACCCATTTCTAAAAAGTGTGGTGTTAAGAGTTCTAAATCCTCAGGACTCCAGCATACCCAATCTATCGTAGCTTCTTTAATTGCTTTTACTCCACCCTTATAGGCAATAGTAACATTTTTAACACCTGGTATTGGTAAAGCTCCTCCTACATATCTTTGTTTCAATTCACTTTTAGATGCTAATGGATCACCAGTAGGTCTACCTCTACCATAAACTTCTTTAAAACCAACAAACATTTTATTTTCATTTGGATCTTTAGCCCCAAACTTTTCTGGATCATTAATATTTTTCCTACCCATTAATCCTGATTGTAATAAAACTGTATCATATCCACCAAGTGGATTATCTATATGCATATCTGCTTCAAAATCTTTCCATTTTTCAATTTTCTCAAGATCTCCATTAGGTTCAAAATAATGATTAGATTGTCCAAAAAAAGGATTTTTTTTTCTAATATTGTTAAGCTTATTTCTCCATGCATCATCTATAAGTTTAGTACTATCAATAGGAGAAAAAACTCTAACCCAAGGTGACTTTGCAAAAGATTCTGCTAACAGATCTCTATTTTCGTTTTTAGGATCAAGTGTTGTTGTTTGACGAATTTTTTCAGTTTCGGCAGGCATTCTTTTTAATATAAATTCTCTTCTATGAAGTTCTTTTCTTACCCTTGGATGTATCTCAGATAAAAACATTTTATAAATTAGCTGCTCGTAATGAAAGTAAAACTTGTCCTATATTTTGTGGAATTCTAAGATGTTGGCCCGCTGATAATGCAAATTTTCCATCTCTTAAACTATTTGCTTTAGCTATAATCCACCACAAAGTTTCATCCCCATAATATTTATGTGCCAATAAATCTAACCTATCTCCCTCTATTGAATACACAAATATATCGTTATCATCCAACGGAATTTTTGGATAAACAGTAGTTCCATAAACTCTATTACCAGTATCCTTATCTATTTTTTGTTTAGTAAATCTATATCTTGACATGATTATTTCTCTTATTGTTTAGTAACATAACTCTTTAAACTATTTGCACCTATTTTATTTATATTTGCCGGTATATTTTCAACATCAGGTCTCAATTGTCCTTGGGGAGACGTAGCATAGTTCCCAAAAGCTTTATTTCCATTCATACCTGGCAAATTATAATGTTTTCCTGTAGTCATAAGTTGATGGTTTCCAATATATTTAAATGTACAATCAACTGTTATATGTTTAGGCAATTGAGTACCATCAGTTTCCCAAGTTGTTTCGTCTCCTGTTGTGACTGTAACCCCAGTCAGAAACCCAGGACTATTCTCAAACATATCTCCTATGGTTAGATATATCCAAGGTCCAACCATCCTACCACTCATTATATCACCACCACCTGTATCTCCACTCCGAGAATAATAAGATGGATAACACAACCCTACAAGATAATTTAATTTCTCCCACAAAACAGGCAATTCTTGTCGTGTTGTTGGATAAATATCAAAAGCAAATGAAACCTCTCTACCTGCTCCTTGATAAACATAAACTTGTTCTGGTCTACCAACATACTTTTCTTCTGCCCAATCTGCAGTAACAGTATCAGTAATAGCACCAAGTATTGCTCTAAATATAATCCATTTACCATTAACTGCATCTCTAAATCTAAATGGAATTAATTCTGTATTAGCACCTGGTTCACCTACAGTTGTAGTTCCATATTCACCACCATATGGTAATATATTAATTTTATCAACTACTCGATCTGATTTTTTAATTAGACCACCTAATGTATTTGACCATTCTGGTTTAATTCCTGGTAAACCTTGTTGTCCAAGTGAATATATTCTTTGTTTTCCTTTTTCTCGAGCTTTAATTTCATCAGATGAGACTATGGCATCATTTCCTTTTTTATCTTTTTTACCTTGTTTATCAAATATAGCGTCTTTATTAACCAATTCCGATGGAGATCTTAATCCATGTTCATATCTATCATCATTTGGGGCTGATGCTCCTGGTATCATACCATAACTTAATACTGCATATCCTTTTATTGCTGATGGATTGTGATATACGTATTCCTTATGTTCTTTTGTCCTCTTAGGCTCTATTTTTTTAGTAGTTGGATCATCCATATCGTTTGTTGAAAAACTTGATGCTCTTAACGTACCTTCATCTTTCTTATGTAACAATCCACTATAAAAACCTTCAAACCCTTGTACTTTAGTTACAAGTGTTCCAGGTTCACCTAGATGTGTGTGATCTGTATATCTACCAGGTTCTAAATATGTTGGATAAGTTTTTGCTGCTGGTCTAACTTCTTTAAGTTTATTTGCTAATTGGTCCTCCTCACTCACTTTTGATTTTGAGTCCATGATGAATTCACTTTCAAACAATCCCGTTTCAGCATCATTTAAACTATCTTCAAATTTTCCCACACCAAGTTTAAGAGTTTTTTTATGTAATGAATCATCATCACCAATTGTTCTATATCGAGCAGCAATATCTGGAGCGTTTGACGTTGTGGGAATAGTCATAAAATACTGTTGAAGTTTAGAAACAAAGGTTCCGGTAGATTTTTGATATTTAGAATAAGAGACTTCCCCACTATCCAATTTACCTGGACCGTACAAATCTCCCTTAAAAATGATCGGCTTGCTCCTGTCAATATTAAAAACTTTCTGTCCTGTAGTTGAATCTGTAAATTTTATTCGGCCGACAAGGCGGCCACCTATATTAGCGGGGAACTTGGGATCACCATCACGACTAACTGTTGAAGGCCATTGGCCGTCTGGATGTCTATATCTAAGTATGGGGTTGGAGAAGGGTGTAGTACCAATCAATCCAGGCTTATATAGTATCTCATCTTTAGCGTCAACTTTTTCATTTACATCTTTAGTAGCGTTATCATCTGGAATAGCTTCTACTGCATCCTCAGCTACCACTCCAGTATTCAATAAACCACCACCAAGTGAACCAGGTAAATTACCGATGGAAAAATTAGTTTTCAGATTATTATGAGTCGTATCGTATCTTTTCGCAATCTTAATATCATATCCATCTCCAGCAAAAACATTATTTCTAAATACAGAAATTCCAGTTGTAGTATCTTCATAAGTAGGAGTAAGAATAATTGTTCCGTAAGGACTATCATTAAATACACCTTTAGTTGCATCTTCAGTTGCATCATTAGATGTTTTCGTAATATGATGAACTCCAGCTGCAGTCTGACTAAATCTATTTACTACACCACTAGGCCAATGTTTATGAATATAACTTGTTTTAGCAATTGCTATAGGAATATTATCCTTTGGAATTGTAGTAATATTCCAAGTTTCACCACTGCCATCTTTCATAGAGTCGAGCACTCTCTTATCAGCTTTAACGAAATCTTTACCTGATGTAGAAAGATGACTTCCCATAGTACCAAGTCTAAATCTTCTATTATCAGGTGGTGCACCCACTCCTTCACTTAATGTTAAAAAGTTGGCTTTAACTTCATCTGCTGCTATCTCGTTAGGTTTTTCAGGAACTTCAGGATTTAATACATTTGGCCAATACTGATTGGAAGATGGAATATTACCATATTTAGCTCCAAGAGAATATTCATTATCTTGTTTATCAAGACTAATGCCTGTAGTTGTATCTGTATAAGATATTTTTCTAATCGTATACTTTTTTGTATCTTTTTCTATAGTAATAAATCCATCTTCTGATTGTTCCTCATCCTCAACCTCACCATATGCTTGAACTACAAGGCCTCCACCATAAGCTGGTTTTAACCCTGGAGTAGATGGCCATTGATCAGTTGGATGTTTATAATTTATAGCTGAAATTGCTATTAGTTTACCTATCCCAGTTAAATCTGTTCCAATACCAATTCTATGTCCACCTTTTGGTGCTAAAAACTTTTCTTCAGCTTTTCCTTTAATATAATATTTTGATTTTAATAAACCTGAACGTATATCCGTGTCTAAATCACCTATATCTAAACCTAAATTTCTAAAATTATCCCCAAATTCATCTCCACCAAATTCATCATTTTCCGTATGAAAAACAGATTGTCCAATAGTAATATCCTTAAAAGTGGGTTTAATAGTAGCATTAATCCAAGTACTTTTATCTCCAAGTTTTTTTGATATTATTCCACTTTCTTCATCCCCACCAAGTTCCACAGTTCTTTGTCCATATAAAACAGATTTAAATCTAGTTGGTTTATGTCTATAAACTATATTTGTCTTTGCAGCAACTTCACCATCTACAACTCCCAACACAGTTGTACCTATATTTGCACCTCCCATCACTGCCGTGTATGGATATCCAGGGCCCCATAAATCCCCAGTAAAAACATCGGTTTCAAATGTTGTTCCAATAACTCCTGGAGATTTATATGTACCTCCTGGAAAAACTTTTCTCGCAAGTGGAGAACCTATAGCTTTCCAATGTTGGCTATCCGAAGCAATTTCGTGATAGCTATACTTGTTACTTTTTGTTATCTTTCCTGGAGTTATTTCAAGTCTAACGTGATTTGGATCACCAGCATGCATAAAAAACTCTGGAGAGTGATCTCCCCAATCATTATCCGTAGCAGCCATATATTCTGACATTGACTTATAATAAGTAACAGGCGACATTCCTGGATTTTTAGACAATACTTCCCAAGGCATAATAGCACCATAAACTGGTTCTATAGGATCAGGAATAACTTTATATGTTGGTTTGCCTTGTGTCTCTTTAACCGATGTTATCATAAACGTTGGTATTTGCTGACTTCCTATCAAGAGATTACCACCTGGAGCAAAAGTTCGTAAAGCATGTACTCCACCACCATAACCAGAATAACTATCTTCTGTATCTTCATATTTAGCCATACGCCCATATATATGAGGAGATAAATTTACAGGGGTTTCATTGGGTCCTTTTGCATTTTTCAATAAGTCCCAACTTCTAGTAAATCCAAAATCTTGTTGGCCATCTCGTATATTTAATTTTTTCAATAAATAAAGAACTCCTTTTCCAACACTTTGCAAAGTTGGTGCTGTATATGACTTGCTACCTATTTGAAATGAAATAAAGTCAAGTCCACCAAATGTATTTGGTGATGACTCAATAGCAGATCCACCTATAACAATTTTACCTCCTGCACTTGGAACCATACCAACTTTATGTGCAGGAGTAGTCCTCCACGAGTCATGAAGTGAATGTAATTCAGATTCGTCTTTAGTTCCATCTCCATGACCAGGAGCAAGAAGTAAACCTGAGTAATACAATAATGAAGCCTTTCCTACACCCTCTTTATTAACGGTTGATTCATAGGTATGTTCTTTTCCACCGAAACCAAGCATTGATGTAACTGTACCAAATATATCACCAGTATCTAATAAAGTATTAGATCTAGCATGAAATCCTGGAACAAGTGATAACATTATAGAACCTGGAGCCCATAATCTTGATTCTTTTCTTGGATTTAAGGTGTGTGCTAAAAATTGTTTAGTTATAAACTCAATACCATTAGGATGAGCCATAAACTTACCTATTCTAATTTCATCATCTATTGTTCTAGGAACTGCTGCAAACATTCCTCTACGAGTAGAATTCTCAATTGTATAATCATCTTCTTTCCATGCATGTGCTCCTTCACTTCCATCAGAACTAAAATCAATTACTGACCTTTGTATAAATGGGTGAGACCATTCCGTTTTTGGTTGTTTATATGTATAAGGATTTTGATAATCTTCTATTTTATCTTCTTCACTGCTTCTAAACTTATATTGAGTGTGAACATCATATTTTTCATCTTTTACCTCACCACCAAAATATAATCGTACATCTGGAGAAGCTTCTTTACTATCTTCCCATACTATATCCCAAGGTCTAAGTCTGTCCCACTGTGTAGCTAAATCACCTATTTGTATTGAATACGGTTCAGTATATTTTGTCCAATTATCAGTATTTATTGCTAAGGAGTTTAAATCAATTTCATTTCCAGACATTGTAGAATCAATTGAAGATTCCCACAAATTTCCTCTGTCTGGCCACCCGCCATCTCCACGCTTTCCTGGTATTGATCTTAATATCGGAGAAGTTGAAAGTGCTGTTTGGTCTAAAGCTGGTTCTTTACCTCCATCAAGTACCACTTCCCCATATTTTGAATCAGCATTAAATCCAGTATGTCCAAATCCTGGAGAACTAGCCGCACCAAGTTGAGTATAAAGAGTAAATGGTCCTATATTAGACTTACCATCATAATCTCCTGAACCTGGAGAAGTTGGTGATGTCATTGAAGGAACTATTGCTTGAATAGCCCAACTTCCAAATAATGGTTTCTCAGTATCACCCTCAAAAGTACCATATCCTTGTGGAGTTATACCACCAGATTTAGATGGAATTAAAAATGATGCTTCATTTGAACTATATGTAGTAAATTGTCCTGGTTCAGTATGAGATGGTCGTGTTATAGCATAATATTGTTCTAATCCTTTATCCATATATTGTATAGCTGAACCAGTACCATAAATCCAACCATCTTCATAATCTTGAATCCATTGGCCACCACTTTGTAGTATTGAAGATGCTAATGTACCTTTTTGTTCATAACTATGTCCAAATGAATCTTCCCAATCTCCATCTGCATTAAACCAAGATATGTCATTAGCAGTTGATCCAGAAAACCTACTATCTGCACCCAAAAATGGACTTAGTATTCCAAATTTTAATGTATCTACTGCAGGAACATTAACTCCAGACGGTGCACTATATTTAGAACTAATACTCATAGTATATTCACCTGTCATATTATATGGTTTAGGTGGAATCCAACTTCTAAAATGAGTATTCCCATCACCTGATTTAACCTCATGTAAAGCCACTCTACTTGGAATTCTCATTTCATATGGACTTGTTCCAGCTTTTGGTGCAAATGAACCTGTAAAACTTTCAATTGGCATCAAATTAGAATGATAACTTTCTAATCCTTGTCCTGGATCAACCAAACCTGAAGCAAGATATGTTGGACCAACTTGACCAGCTGACCCAGTAGAATACATCCAACCATCTGTATAATCTTGTGCCCATACACCATCATGTAAAATATTTGAAGTTAATGTAGACATAGCTTCATAACTATGTCCAAATATATCTTTCCAATCTCCTTGAGCTGATGGTAAAAAATTATCAATATTAAACCCTGATCCAGTATACCTACTATAAGCACTACTATTCGAATCAAGTATACTTGTTACTGGAGATAAATCTCCAAAATATATTATATCTGAAGCAGGAGTTGAACTACTCAAATCACTATATTTAGAACTAATACTCATAGTATATTCACCTGTCATATCACCAGGTTTAGGTGTAACCCAACTTCTAAAATCAGTTCCAGTTCCGCTCCCAACATCATGTAAAGCCACTCTACTTGGAATTCTCATTTCATATGGACTTGTATCATTAGTTGGTGCAAATGAACCTGTAAACCCAGCAATTGGCATCAAATTAGAATGATAACTTTCTAATCCATAAGTACTTGTTCCGTCAGGAAGAGCATATTGTCTACCCGAACCTGTACTATACATCCAACCATCAGGATAATCACCTTCTGCAATATTTGATGCTAGTGAAGTTATAGGAGTATAATCATGTCCAAATATATCTGTAAGTCTCCATGGTGGACCAGTAGGTGTAGAACTCTCATTGGACTGGCCAGTTACAAAATTACTTTTAAGGGTTTTAATTTGTCCTAAATTTGCAAATTTTAATGGAACCAGAGCTATGGTAGGACCTTTATCATCTTCATATGTTCCAGCCCAATAACCTGTCCACCCCAACCAGCTGCCCGAATCTGGAATCATTTCTAAATTCCTTCCTGAAAATTCATATTCTCCTTGTATACTATATTGTTTAGGTATTGCATATGGAATTGAATCTGATACATAACTAAATCCATATCTTGAAAAGTTAGGAGATTCAATACCAACCCTACCAAGTCCTGCACTACCGCGAGTAAAATCTATAAATTCTCCCCAAGTCCCCTCTGTTGCTAACGAACTACCAATATAAAATTTATCACTTGGTCTAGTAGGAAATCCCGATAACCAAGGTTCAACTGTATTGGTAATTGGAAATTCATGTTGTTTGTTAACTTTAGAATAATATGGAAGTGACTCTGTATCAAAAGCTTGTCCTTGTATAATACCGCCTATCGTATCCCAATCAGAACCAAGAATATCTGTATAACTTGATCCAGGTGGTATTGTTAAATCAGTTGAATCAAAATCAAATACATCATCAGACCAATTAACATTAAACCACGAACCTACAAGTCCTTCTTCTACTTCATATGGAACATCTACTTGTTCTTGTTTTACAATTCTTGACATTAATAATTCAAGATTTTTTTCACCTTCACTTCTAATTCTAATTAAAGGTTCTTCAATTACCTCTTGATACTCCATATGGCTTTTACCTGTATCTTCATTATAAATCGATGAAGAAATAAAACTCCCAACTCTTTCAACGTATCTATCTTCATACAATATAATAGGTTGATGGTTTGGATTTGGAGCAAATCCAGATGGATATAAATCCTGATCCCAATCAGGATCACTTCTGTGATCTATCCAACTCTGATTTTCAGATAAAATAGTACTTTCTATACCCCAAGAGAAATTACCTGCAGCATCAACTACAATTTTACTTGGAATATTAGCAATAAGAACACCATCAGCCATTGTCTTTTTAGCAGATTGACCTCCAACATCACTGCCACCTGGCACATCAGCGTAATTTGTCCAAATAAAATTACTTAAATCTGATACTAAGTCAACTAATCCCATTTATAATTCTCCATTACTGGACTAAGTCCCCGTTGTTCATTAACGATCATTTAAGTCCCCAAGATGATCTCTGGATTTCTTTATATCAGCCACTATTGGTTTTAACATTTTATGTAAGTCATCAATTTTTGTTCCTAAAGTGCCAATACCAGTATTGTCATCTACTTCTACATTAATTGTTTGAGTTGAAATTGTTGTTGCATCTATTCTCTCTAAACCTAACGATAATCCTTCTGTCCCTTCAACTGGACCTAAAGATGGAGCAACTGTAAAATTCGAAGCTCCACTCAACATTTGTAATATTCCTGCAGTTGGATTTATTTCTGCCATTTTTTCGAGCTCATCTGTAAAATCACTAAAACTACTTGTAATTGAAGCCATATCTTTAATTTGTGAAAAATCTGTTATATCCGCTATAATCTCTCCAAAACCAACTCCAACAGATGCAAGTCCTTCTCCAAGAATTTTAAAAGATTTTCCTATGTGTTCAATTGCATAACCAAGTGCTACTAATCCAAGTATACCTGCTCCAAATATCAAAGCTCCCACTCCACCACCTGCAAACAAGGCATATCCGAATGCAAACATCGCTGCTCCTAAAACAATCAAAGATTCAGCAAAATTAGTAATAGACTTTGGATCTACACCAGTCAATAATGCAAATGCCTTAGCCGCTGGATACAATGCAAACCCAAGAATAGCTACAGCTGCAGCTCCCATTACCATTTCTTTAGAACCTTTAGATAAAAGGTAAGCTACCCCTGCTAAAGCAATAAGAGTTCCAATACCAACTGCAACTTGTGGCCATTCAACACCTTCAAACTCTTTAAATGCTTTTGCAGCGACAAACATAGCTGCTGATAAAAGTAATATTGCAGCTGCACCCTTCAACATATTTCCAGCATTCATACCACCTACACCACTTCTACTCAGTTGATTTCCGCCAGGCTTGACATTCGGTTTTTTCGATGGTGATGTAGTTGATGTAGTTGGTGTAGTTGGTGATTTTCCACCACGACTAAAAAACTTCTTAATTTTACCAAGTAAACCACTCTGTTTCATATGCTCAGCTGAAATTTGTCTATTTAAAGTTAACCTAGCAATAAGATTCTTCAAAATATTACCTCCAAAGGTAAGTATTTGTCCTAAAAGTTTAATTGGGCCTACACGTAAAGTTCCAGCAAATAATAATGACCATGATACCCAAGCACCTAAAAGTCCAACAACCCACTTAGCCGATGGACCAATAAAATCTTCCAATAACGATGCTACATATCCAAATCCAGTAACTATAGCTCCAAGTATTGTGACAACTGCAATTAAAGGTGAAGCAATACCAACAATAAAAGGCCATAAATCAGTTACTACATCAACAATTGATGCCCATGCCTTCTTTACTTTTTTAACTAATTTCTCATACTCTTGAGCACTCAGTCCTAACAATTCAGCTCTCTTATTAAGTTTATCTTGATTTGCTATCATTTTAGCAAGTTCACTAGTACTCAACCCAAAAGCATCTGCTACAGCTTTCCTTTGAATTACATTATAACTATTCCATTCAGCTTCATTTCCAACCTGTCGTAATATTTCAGCTTGTAACCCCTCTATATTCCCCTCTAATGCTAAACGTCTTGCTAAATCAGTATTAATATTTTTTCCTGTTAACATTTGAGCTTCAAATTGTTTTTCAATAGAAGTTTCCCACTCTAATAAATCTTCTGCAGCTTTAGTTACTACACCTAAATTAACACCGAGTTGTCTCGCTGATATAGCTGCATCCATTAAATTTTTACCACCTGCTTGTGCAAAAGATGCGAATGTATCAGTATCCTCTGCTAAATCTGCCATAATATCAGCTGGAGCAACACCAGCTGCTTGTGCTAAAGCTCCAACGGATTCCATTTGACTCATAGCTGCATCAAAACTATGACTACCAACCGCTTTCATTTGTACAGCTAAAGCTGCTGCGTCTGCTGGAAGAACTCCAAGATTTGAACTTAACTTTGCCAAACTTCCAATATTTTCCTCGGTAGCCATTCCAACTGAACCCCATTCTTGTATTAATGCAATTGCTCCGTCTTTAACATCTTCAGCATCTACACCAAGTAAAGCATATTGCATACCAACCTTTTTTATTGCACCATGAAGTTTCATAGATTCTAAATAAGTAAGTCCAGTTTCCTTATGAATATCTTGCATTCCTTTAAGAAAATTAAATATTAATTTTGTTGCAAAACCTATTGCAACAACAATTCCTAAAACAGCTGGGCCCCAACCCATAATAGTATTCATAACTGATTTTGCTATTTTATTAAGTTTACCCATCACACCACCAACCATCTCACCAGCCGAACCCATAGCACCCATTTCTTCTGCTGCTTCTTTTGGAGTTTCAGTCACAAATGGTTTATCTGTTTTTGGATCAATAAGTTTCTTTTTTGGCTCCACAGCTTCCTTTGTCTTATCACCTTCACCAAATGCTGTTTTAAAACCTTCTGTAAATTCCTTAGAAAGTTCCTTACCTATATGACTAAAATCAAATACCTTACTTAATATCGTTCCAATAATAGGAATTCTAGATATAAAATCATCAACACTATCAAACAGATCTGTTATAGTACCAGCAACAGCCATTACTTGCTCATGTTGTCGTGACCACTCATCATTTATAGATTGCAACCCTTGTAAATAAGCTACTGTAGCGTGATCCTGTTCTCTACGAGCGAATGCAATTTCCTTTGATAAATCTACAGATCTAAATTCTTCTGTGGCTATATTTTCTCTATTATTTAAAATTTCCTCGGTTTTATCAACCATCGAAGTATACATTCTAACACCGAGTTTACCAGATCTAGTACTTTTTTCAGCATTTTCTTTTAATTTCGTACCAATAGATTCTAATCCAGCAGCTACAATATTATTATTTCTACCTGCATCTGAAAAATGATGGGCAAACTCTCCTGCTGTTTTGGTAAGTTCTCCGACAAGATCTAAAGTACCTTGAATTTCTACATTAAGTTTTTCAAACTCATCTACGAACTGTAAAGCCTCCTTTAAATCCATCCCACCTTGAACTAACTTTATAACCCGTTTACGAGTTTCCTCCAATTCTAAATCTAAATCTTCGTATTTTTCAAGAAGCTCGGTAAAAATTTTAAGATTTTCTTTATTTAATTTAACAGTATCAGCAGTTCCTTTATTTATATCTTTAATTAGCTTCTTTGCTTGATCATATTGATCCCTAGCTTCTTCAGCATCTTCTTTAGAGAATTGCATCTTAAAAATTAAAGTATTATCAATACCACCCCATTTTACTTTTGTATTCATAATATCTATATTTCCTTAATTGTATTCATATTGTTTGCGTTCTTTTTGATTAGAAATTACATTTATAATTCACTAAGAATATATTAAGATTTATATTCTAATAAGATTATCTAATTTATTTTTTTAAACCTATAAGAAATATTAAGGTCTCAGCTATTACATCTTTAAAAATGCATTAAAAAAATCATTTGCTTTTTTATACTCTGGATCTTCTTTTCTTTTCTTTTCTATATGGTTATAGATATCGTCTGCAACATTGTCTGCTTGTTTAAGAATTTTAACCATTTCTGGATCGTTTCTCAATTTTTGGGCAAGTTTTTTTCCTTTTTTTCGAGCAATTGCTTTAAAAATATTAAATATAAATTCATTTAACATTTTTTCTTCTCGTACAATGTATTTTACAGACATACCAATATTCTCCTTTTTAGAAAATCAAAATGGAATTATAACTGAGTAAATTAACTCAACAATAAATATCAGATATGCGAAAAATTACTATCTTGGAGTTGGTGGTTTATGAACTTTTCCACCAGATTTGCTTCTTGCTTTTTTGTATTGTTCTTCTTCTTGTTTATAGAATTCGGACGCCTTTTGAAGGTAATATCGGCGCAGATAGACAGGCATGTTATATACCTCTGTGAAATTAAATCCTCCTTTCCCGTGGAAGCACAGGGAGAAGATTTGGTCGTGGATTGCGGGTTTATCTTCGACCCGCAGGCCAAAAAAACTCAAGGTCTAATGGGATTGCCATTTCAGTTTCGTCGCCAGTAGTATCGCTGACAAAAGTGAAATTCATATCCACATCAGGGGTAATCTCGATGAGATGTTCTCTAAATGCAAGTGAATCACGAGAAAGTAACATAGTATCAACAAACTCATTAACTGTTGTTCTACTATTATCACCATTAACTGATACAAAACATTTTTTTAATCGAGTAGTTATTTCAGATGTAGTACCTAAACCTTTAGAAAACTTTTTTAAAGATTTTAATTCTACTTCAATTTCTTTTTCTTCTCTATGAGTTAATAATTTGAAAGTAATAGGAACTTTAGAAGCTGGTAAAGTATATTCAAACTCATTTTTACCACCTTTAAATAAAGAATAATCTACTTCTTTATCTCCTATTTTTGTTAAATCAAAAGTTTCTTCTTGTTTCTCATCACTTGATGGATCTGAAATTTGAACGGTATACTCTTTACCATATCCAAGTATTCTTGTTGCAATCATAATTGCATTTTTATCTCCAAGTAAAACATCGTTTAACTTTACTTTTGAATCTACAATAACAGCTTCTAATAGTCTATCCAAAACAATTCCTTTTTGAATAAGATTTCGAGATGTAAGTATATCTTCTTCTCTTGCTGTCATATATTTCAACTCAATTTTACCAGATGAAAGAGGATTTTCCTTTGGATAGAGTTTACCTTTAGATGGCAAACTAACTATCTCAGTTGGAAACTGAGCTTTCTGTTTTTCAGGCATATTTTATCTCCTTATATTTTTTATTGAATAGTATATTAATAACCTATACAATATAACCAATTATTTAAAACTACTGGAGATTTTAATATCCCCAGTTTAAATCATTATCTTACTGTGGAATTATGCTTTTCCAACAGCGTCACGAACTCCGTACAAACCAAATGCTGCGAGTAATGTCCAAACAACTTCAGGTACTGCTTCTACAACACCTGCTGCTTGTAATACTCCAACAACTCCAGCAACTACTGAAGTCCATATTGTCTTTGATTTCCACCAAGCTTTATCTGCTATGACTGCCATAATTAACTCCTTATATTATTTATTTTTATTAGAATTGTAGTATTGCGTAATCGTAACGAAGTGTTATTGCAATATCTACTGGATCGGTTCCTGAACCCCAATCTAAATCATTAAAGTTTGCTGACTGAATCCATGCTCCTTTAAGTGTCCATTCTTCAACTTTATCACCAACTGGACCTAACACATTAATTGTAATATCTTTTTTATAAAAATCTGAATATCCATCTCTACCTGTTACTGATTCGTGTGATAGCCTAACCCATTCCATAACTGCTTGTGCTCCACTCGGAACAACTGGGTCGTATAGAGTAACTTCTAAAGTTTCCCAAGTTCCTTTACCTTTTACAAATCTTTTTACATTAATATGATTAAGTTCAATTTCTTCAAATGTAATAGTTGGTCTACCTGTAGTTTTAATAAGATATGCAGGAATACCTTCAATGTACATGATGTACCGATTTTTCGTTTTCGGTTCAAACGGTGTGAACATAATTTCTGAAGGATCTAATAAGTCTGGCATCTGTATTCTCCAATTTAAATTTATTTCTAACTCTACATATAAATATCATAAAAACAAAAAATATTCATTTTAACTTTTTAGTATTTCTTCTAAGTTTTTTAGAAGTTTTTTATTTCTACTCATTAATAAATATATTGTAGCAATAAAAAACCTCTCATTTCTGAGAGGCTTTTTATTAATAAGATTTCCTTACGCGTACTTACGATGGGAAAGCTGCTCCTGTAGGTAAGACAACGAAATCAAGTACAATGAATTCTGCTGTACGAGTTGGTTGAATAAAAATTTGACCAACTAATTGATTTCTATCTATCACATCAGGTGTATTATTTGAATCATCCATCACAACTTTAAATGCTGACAATCCAGAATTTTGTTGTACCGACTCTAAGAACGGATTAACAATATTCAAGAAACGAGCTCTTGTTGCTGAATTATTTTGTTCAAACAATAAGTACCTTGAACTTGAAGCAATAAACTTCTTAAGTTTAATTAACAATCTACGAACATTTACACGATCAAGTGCTGATGGTCTTGCTTGGAGTGTTTTCTGTCCCCATACGACCACACCTTGGCCTGGAAATGAAGCTATAGGATTGATTCTTTCCTCATACAAACTATCTCTTTCTAAATGAGTAAGTCTTGTTTCAGCTTCTAGTACAGTAGTCAATCCACCACGATTCAAACCTGCTGGTGCGAACCATTCGTGTGCTACTTGGTCGGTATATGCAATTACACCTGGAAGTACCACTGAAGGTGGGACCCAAACTGGAAGTGAAGTAACTCTATCAACAATCTTTACCCAAGGGTAATAAGTAGCTGTATAGTTAGTATCCATAGTTTCTACTCTACTAATTGCAGTTGCTATAGAATCTCCCTTCTTCGAAGGATCTACTATGTAAAAACAATCACCACGATTTTCACAAACCGAAATAGCATCAAATGACACTTTACTATGTAAACCATGAATAATACCTGGAGTTATAATCATATTAACATCAAACTCATCTGGATTACTTATAGCTCCAAGTGCACGTTTATATGCTACTGAACCACTACTCTTAGCTCCACTACAATCAAATCCCATTACATTAGTAGTTGTGATATCTGCTCCAGTCAACTTAGATTCTGCTGGATTATCACCATCATATCCACCCTGAAATGGAACTGAGAATTGTCTCTGTGATGTATCAGAATTTTTAAGAGTAATAGCCGTATCTTCATCAGCTGCTTTACCGTCAGATCCTTTCATATCACCTAAACTGAAATCTGCATTACTTCCAGTATGGAATCCATTAGTTGGACCTAAATACAATCTATTATCAAGATCTTCAAGATCAACACCATAAAATATAGACGAATCATATGTGTCATTAGTATTAGATTGATTAGTTATAAAGGATGCAGTTGGAATTTTAGCTGCATGAGTTTCAGTTGAAGATAATGGTGTTTGTACAGCTTTATGTCCCCA